CCGGTAAGGTCGCTGAGGTCCGAGCTATTTTGTCGGTCCAAAACGTCCATAAAATCGACCTGGAAACGGGAGAGATAACTGAAACAGTTATCCCCGAAGATGAAATTGGTGAGAGAATCTTCCACCAATGTTTAAAGGACTTCATAGATGGCTATGAAGATCTATACAAAGTCAAGCTAGACTTTGTGAACGAACCGGGCCCAAAAGCCCGTGTAATCACGGCAAGTAGTATCGTACATGCCGAAATACTCCAAGTCTGGAGCCATATTACTCTTGAGGTACTCAAGAGTATACCTTGGTGCCGCTCTGGAATTTCAAAGAGCAGGCACGGATGGGAGATGGCGGAATCACTATCTCCGGAAGATCCATCATTAGGATGGATGTTTGATAATAGACTCAAACTGAACAAGTTCGGTCTTTCTACTGATCTGGAAGAAGCTACAGATCATTTTAATTGGTACGTAGCCAGAGATCTGGTACGTACAGTTAACGCCATTTTAGGAATCCCAAAATGGTACGGTACAGTAGTTGAAAAACTACTTACGAGTCCCCGAATAGTTTACTATAAGGGTAAAGAGCTCCTCCGAACTCAGAGGGGCTGTCTAATGGGTGATCCAGGAACTAAAACTCTGCTCACCTTACTTGGTGTTGCTGTAATTAACAAGCAATACCAGAGAAACAATTACCTTTTTGCAAGGGTAATTGGAGACGACTTTTGTGCCATAAGTCCGTCTAAAGAGAGCCTTCTGGGATGCCTAGAAGACTATAAATCCTGGGGCATGAAAATCTCCGAGGATGATACTTATATTTCTGATAAGTATCTTTTCTTTACAGAGGAGCTAGTGAGAATTCCTAGCAGTCCTCATGAATCCATCGATCGAATTAAAAAGTCTCGACGATGGGGAAGATCTCCTTATATTGATTCAGTCAAAATAAGGCTACTACTCGATGTAAAAAAGAATCGAGAGGATTTCAGTTATACTCCGATAGGACGTATAACTCAGTACGGCCAAGATATGGCATACTTAAAGAAGCCAGCTGATCCAGCTGCGCTTTTCCATCTTGGAAGTTTCTTTCAAGATGTATGTCTAGATCTATTACATAGATATAGAAGTTACGTGTACTTTCCACAGTACGCGATTGGAGAGGGAAAACCTCCTCTCTTTAATAACCAGATGAATGTTATCAACTTCTGGTGTAACCAGTACAAAGGTTTCCTTTGTGACTGCTATAGACAGGTGGTATACCACCTGGTCAACTTCCTTCGTGCAGACGAAGAGAATTACGACGATAACGTTATACGTTATGCGCGAACGGGTCCCTATCATCATG